CAAAAGAGACACTTCCTTGGTTATTAGATCATATTCAAACATCCTGTGTCGATATACCTATCTTTGAAGGAGCCATTCATATTGATCGATTTCAAGTACCATTAATTAATACAAATTTTAGTATCGGAGCCCCCATTCGTCGTGATACACTTTATACTCTTTTGAAGAATACATACCGATTATCGTGCATGTATGAAGCGATTGTATATCAGGGAGTAAAGACAAAGTATTTCTTTAATGATCATCCGGTTCGTCCTGGTGAAGAAGGGCTCTGTACCTGTCCAACTCTGTGTAAGGGAAATGGATCCGGTTCTGGCGTGAATCAATGCAAAAAGATTACAATCTCCCCGTTTCAGACAGGGCAAGTGATTATTCAAGCGAGCGGACTTCCGGATGGAAGTATGCGTCATATTGAACAAGCCATGAAATTTATTAAAACTATCTTTCAACGTCATGCATCCGATGTCATCCGAAAGCAATATGTATTTGCAGATTCTTCTCCGGCAACGGAGGAGACCTCCACAGCAGGTTCTGCTGTATGGATTCCTCATCCGACTGCCCGTCATATTCTGACGATTCCGGTGGATCGCTTAGTGGAGTAGCGCGGTTTCCTTCATAAAACTCTTTCCGAACATCGCCATAGAATGGCAACCACGACATCCACATTAACGGTCGCCCCCAGCGCATCCGCATCTGCTCCTGCTCCCGCAACCCTTGCTTCCGAACTTGATATTCCCAGTGATAAGACGCTGCTTCATGCCGCTCGTATTGCAATTGAACAAGATAAACCCATTATGTTAGATTATTATTTGGACACGAAGGAAGGGCGTGCTTTTTTGGGGGAAGATGCGTCCACCAAGGAAAAGATGCTGGTCCGCAGCGAGGAAGAATATACCTCCTTGATCCAGAAGATTTTTAAGGTGAAGGATGATTTTATTGTAATTACCGAGAATTCTCTCTACATTGTTTCCGGCAGCATCAAGAAGAAGTCCATTACCACTCCTACGAATTAAAATGGATCCTAGGAGTAGAAGATGATGTATCGTAAGAACTCACGTAAGAATCGCAAAGAATCTCGTAAGAATCGTAAAGGATCTCGTAAGAATCGCAACTCTCGTCGCAGAAATATGAGGGGAGGTGGAAGCTGTGGAGCTATGCCAAGCAGTCTCCCCCAAGGACGCGCCTTTGAAGCAATGACTCGTAATCTGCATGGCGGGCGCCGCATGCGCGGAGGCAGCATGCCTATGGCATTTCCCTTTGATGATGCGACCCTGTTGCAGGGATCGGCTCGTTCCGAGGCAGGAGTAGGACAGCAGGATCAGTTCTACAAGGAGTCCCAGACGGCAATTCCTTCCAATATGCGCTATCCTCAGGCAGGCGGTGCATTAGCTCCTGCCCCTATTAATCAACCCGATATGCTCCTTCCTCGTGGATTGACGGATCAGGCATTGAATCCTCAATGGAATACGGAGCGTAGCACCAATCCCGAAATTGGTCGCATGGCAGAAGCAGAAGCTAAATTTAGTGCTACCAATGCAACGCCTGGATTCAATGGACCTGTAAATGCATATCAGACACAGGCAGGTGGTCGCAGACGCTCTCGTAGACATCGTCGTGCCTCTCGCAAGAACCGAAAGAATCGTCGCAACTCTCGTAAACATTAACCATCGACTAAATAGAAATTATGAAACAAGTATACAAATATCTGATTATTTGTATACTGGTCGTATGTACCATTTTTGCAATATTCAATTATTCTTCCTATAGTCTTCCGAAGATTGTATGGTCGTATTGGGATACAGATGAACGCCCTGAACTGATTCAGCAGATTCACACCTACAATGTAAAACATTTAGATGGATGGACCGTGAAGTTTCTGAATAAGAAAGATCTTGCACAATATATCCATCCCTCATCCTATCCAATCGGATATGACAAGCTGAAACCTGCCCACCAAGCGGACTGGATTCGTCTCTATTTGCTTTCCAAGTATGGGGGAGTTTGGATGGATGCTTCGATTATTTTAAATGATGGGTCTGCACTAAATCGACTTCATCAAGAAAGTATTCAGAAACAAAGTCAATTTACAGGATTTACTTTCAAAAATGATGAAGCTAAGTGTATCAGTCCGAGAGGAATCTCTCTCTATGTGGAGAACTGGTTTATCATGGCACCCAAAGGAAGTTCCGTTGTGTATGCATGGAACCAAGAATATGAAAAAGCAATTCAAATGGGATTTTTAGAGTATCGACATGAATTGGAAAGAAGACAGGTAGATACCCATCTTATTTATGGAGACGAGATGGATACATATTTAACACAGCATGCTTGTTTTCAAGCAGTCGTTCAGAAACAATTTTATTGGCTTCCATCCATGATCTTTTTACAAGCGGAGGACAGTATGTTTAAATTGCATATGAAATGTAAATTTGATCCAACCTGCACAATTCGTCTTCTTCGCGATGAACCAGATCAATGTCGTGCCCTTCCGTATATAAAACTAAGAGGTCCTGAACGGGAAACAGGACTTGATCTTCGCAAATTTTTTCATTCTGTAGAAGATGCGTAATAAAATTGAATCTATTGTAAACTATGATTGATATTTTACAATAAATACTATATGAAACATATTATGGTTCCAATGAAACTACTTCCACATCGGTTGGTTCAGCAGGAGGAGTATACTGAAATACTGTTTGAAGCATCAGAAGCTCTTCGGGTCGCCAAGGACGTGCTTCAGGAGCTGTCACATTGATTTCAATGAGTGCATCCCCATTTAACATGCCCCATCCTTTTGCCCGTAGAACTGCTCCATGCAGTAACGGTCCCTTGTTCCACACGAATAAGGGACTTTTTCCACTGGGATGATCTTTGAGACGAAAGGAAAGTCCCATCATGGCTTCCGCATAACTAACTGTTTGTTGGAAGTGTAGATCGGATCCACGCACGTCCCACCCTGTATTAGGATCTGTACGACGAATGGTCAAAATAACATCGCCTGGAGCTTCAAACTCTGCACTTTCACTACATTCTCCTGGAAAGACAATGGTTTCTCCCTCTTTCATTCCTGGTGTAATATTTACAACCAATGTTTTCTCCTGTTCTACAAACTTTTTTCCATTACACACTTTACAAACAGATAAACATTGCTTTCCTTCTCCTTCACATGCATTGCACGGTCCCGTGGATTGTGCCATAATTCCAGGTCCTACCATACGAATTTCCGTTCGTCGCCCTGCCCCTTTGCACATATCACATTGTTTCCATGTTTCAGCTCCTTTTCCTTTGCAAGGTATACATTTGCGCGCTTGATTCATTTTCAAATGGAGTTGATGCCCTTTGTATAGTAGATGTAATGGAAGACCGATATCATGTTGCTTATTTGGTCCACGCGGGCGAACAGGGCGCCCCCCGCCTTGCGGCATTCCAAATAATCCACCCAAGTCACTCATATTGAATGCCATTCCAGGCATTCCAAACGGTCCCATTCCTCCCATAAAGGAAAAGGGAATCCCTCCAGCAGTTTCTCCTCCGGCACTTTGTGTAACATCCTTGATATCTCCTGTCATATCGTAGACACGTCTTCGGCGTTCATCCGAAAGGATTTCATGAGCTTCTTGAATGGCTTGAAATTCTGCAGCAGATCCTCCTTTATCAGGATGTTTGGATCTTGCAAGATCCCGATAGGCTCGTTTAATCTCTTCGGAAGACGCCTCTCGCGGGATCCCTAAGCAGTCATATAAACTCATTCTTCTCTCTCTGTTTCTTTCATATTTAAGCAGTTTTTTTCACGCATATGAAATAGAAGAGTATGAATCGGACACGAAAGGGACGCCGATCAGTCGAAAAGAAAACACTCAAAAATATTAAAAAGTTGGGGGAAGGATTTCATGGAATTGGGTATACTGTAAAAAATTTTTATAAGTTACTCGAATCAATTGATATTACAAACATTGATCTGTTTACGACTGAAAAAGATGGTGTTAAATTATCGGATAAGAAGGACATTGAGGCATTTGTAGAATTTATGTCAACACTTGAGCATGTGATTGTAAAGGTATTTAAAAATCAAGTATTATTGACAATGTCTACCATTGATGCAAATATTAAAGAAGAAATTGATATTAACCGATATATTATTAAATTGTTTAAACAGCGTGCCTCTGATCATTTAACGGTTGCCCCCATTCTTGGCTTTCGTGGACTGAAACTATTAGGATGCGTGATTACGGAATCAGACGGGACAATGATTTATGCTACCATGGGTCATTTATGTAATACAAAATTTGTTGTAAAATCCCCTGAATTTATGTTGGATATATTAAATACAATTTCTATCTTACAAAAGCAAAATATGCAACATAATGATATTAAACCCGACAATCTTGTCTTATGCGAGGATCGATATAAATTAATTGATTGGGGACAGGCAGGACCTCTTGATAAAATCTATATTGGCGATTTCATTTATTCAAATCCCATCAAGTGGTATATTCGTGGCTATACTGGATTTATTTCAAGAAAATTAATGGATGTGCGTGCACGATTTGTAGACAAAACGTACGAACAATCAAGTATGTATCAGGAACAATATGACCGAATTACGAACGAATTTAAAACTGTGATCGCAAAAAATACGGATCGAAAAAAGCTCATGAAGATTTATAAAAACTCCTTTGATATCTTTATGCTGGGAATGACCTTTTTATACAAGGTCTATGAGTTTAAACTTGATTATGATAAGTATAAACCACTCATTGAAGCGATGAGCTCTGTTCTAGATCCCATTTCGGATCCTGCGGTTGCAGCGAAGCTGGTAAAGAAATATATCTAAATCCCCATCCCCTCTATCCTTCAAGGATGGACGCAGTTCTGAGTCAAGATCACATTCGCACCTTTTTGCAATCGCATATTGAAAATCCACCGCATTTAATGTTATTTGGTCCCTCAGGGACGGGGAAGACGATGATGTCACGCGCCTTTCTCTATGCCTATTTACGACATCATGGTGTTCCAGATGCTGAACATGGAGATTATATTCTTTCGCTTACCTCTGTGAATGATCGAGGGATTGCCACGATTCGAGGATCCTTAACCGAATTTGTAAGAAGGACACGCCGGTATCCCGCTGCCAAAGCCTGGGTGTGGATGGATGATGCTGATTCCGTCCCCGTCATCAGTCAACAGGCATTGCGACGAATCTTAGAAAATTATGAAAAACATGCACGATTTCTGTTTGTTGCAAATGGAGCCGAACCCTTTATTGAACCATTGCAATCACGTTGTGTCATGTTGCAATTTATGCCAGTCAATTTATCCATTGTCCGTCCATCGATGGAAAAAATTCGTGTTCAAGATGAAGCCCATAGTTGGATGATCAGTATGGCATTAGGAAATGCACGCTTGTACAAACTATTTTTTCAAATGTTGGAATGTGCAGATATTCAGAATGTCAGTGCAGCTGAAATTCAGGCGATTGTAAATGCTCCACCGGTCACACAATTAGTGCGATTAGGGCGGGCAGCATTAAATAAGAATCAAGTAGAAGTCCTCCGATCCCTTTTGGATCTGTGGTCGTTAGGCTTCTGTTTTGAAGATATTATTAATTTGTTGGAGATCGTATGCAAGATTTATTCCTATTTTACGGGGGATGAATCCCAGAAATTGTATTTGGCATGTGGAGAAGGTCATATTGCGATTATTATGAATAAAACCCGGTTGTTGGATGCTGTAAAGATTTTTACATTTTCATAAAAAAAGATAGTTTAAAAATTAGCAATGTATAATTCGGCACAAAGATATTGACCATCTTTGTGCGGTATGCAAGTCATAGTTAGGGTTCTTCTTCGCGCGCAGCTTTTCGATCACCTTTCGTTGTGGCATGGAAGCCAGCCGAAATGGCAGTGACAGTGTGGTGCGCTTTGCAGTCCTGGCACTCGATGGAGGTCAACCGCGTAGCGGGATCTCGGATCAGTCGAGTGTTGAGATTGTGACAGGACGAACATTGCACGTAGGATGCGATGTATTTTCGTAAGACTGTCTCAATGTTCTTGTCAGAGAACTTACCTCGGAAGATGAGATGTTGTGCTTCATTGATAGAACTTATTACCCCTAGCTCACTATTCACGTAAATTTGCATGTGGGCAAGTTCACGGTGTAGAGCAGTGCAAATACTACTGGCATTGTACCAGGTAGTCTTTATCTTACTACGGGTTGTAGTAGGAGGGGGTATCTTGATCTTTTGCTTGCTAGTAAGCGCAGCAATCTTGGAGATTTCCGCGTAGACAGCATGAAGCATCTCATCATAGGGTGTTGTCTCTATACAAGAAACAGAACATGAAGAGTTCGAAGAGGAGGAGTTTGAAGCAGAGGCAGAAGGTTTATTTCCCTTCTTTTTCTTCTTTGAAGACATGTCGACCGTTAACTCATCATCATCTGCAGAAATAGCGGATGTGTTGAGCATGGGTGCACTGTCGTTAGAAGCACCTATAGATGCTTCAAACTTCTCGCGATCCTCCTTAAACTCTGTCATGTCTGAGTGAAACCCAGCGATCTGTTTAGGAGTTAACGCCTTTGCAGACGTGTGTTCAGGAGGGATCACCTGTACAATTGCATGTTCTTCATCCGTAAGGATGGAAGAAATTGCCAATGTGTCGTCCAAACTCTCAGTCAAGAGTACGTTGCTAGCTTGGATGATTTGGATACACTGAACAAACCCCAGAAATTTATCAGGGTCTGCATCAAATGTATTTTTTTCATCCGCATCTTGAATTGCCAGTAGGATGGCAATTGCAGATGCGCAACGTTGATCAAACCATTCTTTGATGTCTTGAGAACATGTTGAGGGACACGTCGCAGCAAGTTCTTGCGTGGATGCGAGAACGTCTGCGACATATATACCTGATATGTCAAGATCATCTAGAATGTTTCCAATCTGCTCGATAACAGCAGCTCGACGTTGCTTTTCAGCTTTGGCAGAAGCAGCCGCCTCTTGCGAGGCTTTCTCCTTCTCCTTGCTTGCAGCAAGTCGAGCCGCGGTTTGGACGGCTTTTGCAGCGTCAGCTGCAGTATCTTGGTCGCGCTTCCATGCATCGTATGCAGTGGAAGCGTCTGAACGCAAGGATAGTGCAGTTACAACTGCAATGTGTTCGTGCAAAACTTTAATCTGAAGCGTCATGCGTTCAATCGACGCCGTATCGGTGGCATCTTTTTTGGCAAGAGCTGCGACAGTTTTGTCAAGCTTTGTACGAAGGACTTCCAACTCCTTCAATACTGCCGAGGGGGCAGTAGAAGAATTAGAAGCGGAGGAAGAGGACGAATTATTGGTTAATTGGTCAGCTTCTCGTTGTGCCTGCTGGCTACGTCAGCTCCACCCTTCGGTGAAACCGCCCCAAACACCGCATTTCTGCAGAGGAGGAACGCAAGGTGAGAATACCTTGGGCTACGCTGTCGTATGGATCTGCTGCATAACAGGCCATCCACGACAGAGGATTGAGCAATAAATTGCTCGAGCTCATCGCTCACCAGACTAGTATCATCTGGCTTGGTCCACACTAGGACCACTCTACATACACCTAACCATCTGATAAATGGGTATTTGTCGTCTAATCACGACAGGCAGTATACATAGAGGTGACGTGTCAGTTCATCGTTTAGCAAAGTACAACGCACCCACACACTCCATTAAGAAGTGTATGTGTGGTCTGCCACTTATATGCCGCCCTTCACTGTCCACGCTTTTTCATAGCTCCCATCTGACAATTATGTGTCATAACTGGCATTCCTGCAATTCCCTTACGCTTAATTCCTTCCTCAGGCGGATTTATGCAGCCGCAAGAGGTTAGTATCGTTAGCATGCCACATCCCCTACTTAATTCGGATCTGAGCGCAATGCGGGTTTCACAGTTCAACCAGAGATTTATCACAACCTACAGATAGCAACCGTTTGTCATCAGCCCCATACTCGCTAATAACTATCGTGACCACCTTCCCAATCGTTGGGCTGCCCCATCTGGGACTATGTCACGTCTATTCGTTTGAAATATTAAAGAGCATTACACTTAAGGGCATTTGAGTTTACCACTTCACACGGACAGATCTCCAATCTCACAACTGCCCACGGTGCACTTTATTGGCGGTGTGGGACTTAGTTGCGATATGAAAGACCTGTGTATCCATGCAAGATGATTTGTCATCCGCACTCTTATATATTATTCTTTAATATTTAAAGAGAGATATGAATCCCTCTTCACTAAATTCTAAATATCAAAAATATGATTTCAATTTTTTAAAATTGATCTATTAAACCTAAACCAACTCATCCATTTATTAGTAAGAATGAGTCTTGTTCAGATTCCCAAGGGGGTTCCCCCATCACTGCCTGAAACAGCGGCAATCAAGTATAGTTTCCCGCTAGATCCCTTTCAATTGCATGCCATTCATGCGATTGAAAATAATCAACACGTCTTAGTCACTGCCAAAACCGGTTCTGGCAAGACCTTGGTGGGTGAATATCAAATTGCGTATGTGTTAAAGAAGAAGCAACGCGTGTTCTACACCACCCCCATCAAATCGTTGAGCAACCAAAAGTTCAAAGATTTGAAAGAACTCTTTCCCAGTGCCAGTGTCGGTCTCCTCACAGGTGATATTAAATTTGCCCCTGAAGCTGATGTTGTTGTGATGACCACTGAAATATTACGAAATCTATTATATAAACAATCCACTCCTACTGCAAATCTTGGTATTGCTGGTACTATCTCATTAAGAGATGTAGGAGCGGTGATCTTTGATGAAGTCCATTATATTAATGATCCTGACCGAGGGCATGTATGGGAAGAAACCATTGTGCTCCTTCCCAAAGAGATTCAAATGATTTTACTGAGTGCTACCATTGATTCTGCGTATGAATTTGCAGATTGGATTGGACGCATTAAAGAAACACCCATTACCTTGCTTAGCACGACGCATCGAGTCGTCCCACTAATTCATGGAATGTATGTCCCCAAAGGGGCTCCTTTAGCGACAACGGCTCTTCCCATGTTATCCCTCAAAGAATCGGATGAAGCTGCCTTCAAATCGGATCATTACCATATGTGGAATCTTGCAAAAGATCGCAATGCAGAAGCCGTTGCCAAATGGAAACGAACCGTGGATGCTACCAAACGTGCAGGAGAGTCGATGACGGCTGAACAAAATGCAGCCAAACCAAGAATCTATAGCTTTCCTCACCGATTAAATGAATGTATTACCAATCTTCAAGAGAAGAGTTTATGTCCTGCCATCTTCTTTGTGTTCTCTCGAAATGATTGTCGCAAATATGCACGATGTGTCGAATCTTCCCTGATTAGTAGCAGCGATGCTGCAACAGTTCGCCATTTATATGAATTCCATTTACATAAGTATAAATCTATGTTGGAAGGCTTTGAACAGTATCATGAAATGCTGGATCTAGTACAAAAAGGAATTGCCTTTCACCACAGTGGAGTTCTTCCCTTGTTGAAAGAAGTGATTGAACTCTTGTTTGGAAAAGGATTGATTAAAGTCTTATTTGCAACCGAAACCTTTGCTGTTGGTTTGAATATGCCGGCACGTACGGTGGTCTTTACGGATTTGCGTAAACCGTCTGAAGCAGGCTTACGTCCGCTACGAACGGATGAATACACGCAAATGGCAGGACGTGCTGGTCGACGTGGCAAAGATACGCAAGGCATTGTCTTGCATCTTCCTGCTCATGATCCGTTAACGATGGAGGAAATGCGCAATGTCTTATCAGGACCGTTAGTTCCTTTGCGAAGTCGTATGCAATTCGGCTATGATTTTGTACTGAAAGCCTTATGGAAGTCAAAAGAGGCGTCTACATCTATTCTTGCAAAGAGTTATTGGACCGTTCAGCAAGACATGGCACAAAAAGCCTTAGAAGGTGAATTGAAAGCGGCACAAGAACGCATTACACTGCCAAGCGAAGAAGAAACAAAGGAAATTAAACGACGGGAAACACTGGAAGAGACAGTACGCACCAGTCGCCGCGGTGCATTGAAAAAGGCAGAAGAAGCCTTAGCAACGTGGAAGACGACGCATACAGATCCCAAATGGGAAGGTCTTTGGACGTCACGAAAAGAAGATGCTAAGAATCGTAAGATTCTTGCAGACTTGCAAGCGCAAGTAGACGCTCCTATGTACGATCCCATCACTCCCACCGTTCACATCTTGCAAGAATGGAAGTATGTAACAGCAGATTTAACTCTTACACCCAAAGGCATTTTAGCGACAGAAGTAAATGAAGCCAATCCTATTTTAATGGTCGAATTATATACAAGTAAATTACTTCATACTGCTTCGGTGGAAACGATTGTGACCACCTTAGCTACTTTCTTGGAACCCGATCGAAATGAATTTGAATGTGCCATTCCATCTTGCATTGATTCCAAGGTCATTGATTTATTGGAGTCCACTGCAAATACTCACATGAAGGTGGAAGAAGCACATGGAATCCGATCGGAATCTTCGTGGTCACTATCTGCAAAATGGATGTATATTGCCAATGAATGGCTGAAAGGAGTGTCTGCAGCAAGTCTTTTAAAAGAGTTGGAAATGTTTGAAGGAAATTTTATTAAAGGGATTCTTACGTTGAATCAATTAGTACGCGAATGGATTAGTTTGGCAACCTATGATGGAAATGTAGATATGTTAGCCAAATTTGTAGGAATTGAAACCAAACTTTTACGAGAGATTGTGGTTCCTGAAAGTCTGTATGTGAAATAAAATCTATTCCCAATATATAAGATGGCAACAATTGCAACCAATTCTCATGGAAGTTTGAACAATGTTCCTCGCCGATCCTACATTGCTATGAATACCTATAACAATGATTTTTTTACTTATAATCTTAGCTTTAATAACACATCTTTTTCCTATGTAGGAACCTTATCCACAATTGGAGTTCCTGCTACATCCACCTTGCAAGGAAGTATTCTTTCCGAAACGGGGAAGAAGTTGTATCCTGGTGCCAATGATGGTGTATCTACCTTGATGGTAAGTGTCTACGATCAGACCAGTCTTCAGACTGGATATATTAATCCAAACTCCCCTAGTTTTGCCATTTTTACCACGGACAAGGCTCCTTATATGGGTCAGGGAACCGATCCTGGTACAGACGGTCGTACGAACTTAGGCAATTCGATCTATACCCATGGCTCGGTCATTGCGGATGGCTTTGGTACCTATGATGGTTTGCTCAGCACAGGAACCTCGTTAAATGTGGGGACTACGGCAAGAATTGGTGCATCCCTCAGTACCGGTACCTCTGCGATTATTGGAACTACCTTGAGTGTTGGTCAAGCCATTAGCTCCGGTACATTGGTGATTGCTCCTTCTACATTTACGCAAAATACAACGCTTAGTTCGTATACAGCAGGATATGTTACTTCAGGAACAGGGACATTAGCAACTGGTGCTGTTGTTATTAATACATCTGCTGTAACCGCAAATTCCAAGATCTTTTTAACAAATACATTAGCCACCAATCGTGTTAGCGTTGGAACCATTGTTCCAAACACCTCATTTCAAGTCACAGGTACTAACGTAGATACCTTTACTTGGTTGATTATTAACTAGTTTTTTTCTTATGCCTATATATAAATGGCAGTTCTATTTTGTCGGCATAGCCGACAAAATAGAACTTAATATCTATATTCTATCCTGCGAAAATTTATTTTCGCAGGATAGAATATAGATGGCAACAATTGCAACCAATTCTCATGGAAATTTTAACAATGTCCCTCGCCGGTCCTACATTGCTATGAGTTCTTACACAGCCGATCTATTTAGCTATTCCCTTACCTTTAATGGAACATCGAATGTAGGAGTCTTAAGCAATTTGGGAGTTCCTGCGACCTCTACCTTGCGAGGAAGTATTCTTTCCGAAACGGGGAAGAAGCTCTATCCTAGTGCCAATGCTGGCGTCAGCACGTTAATGGTAAGTGTCTATGATCAGACCAGTAAGCTAACGGGTTACATCAATCCCAACTCCCCTACCTTTGCCATTTTTACTACGGACAAGCCACCGTATATGGGACAGGGAACCGATCCTGGCACGGATGGTCGCACCAATTTAGGGAATTCTATTTATACACATGGTTCTGTGATTGCTGATGGATATGGTACCTACAGTGGTTTGCTCAGTACAGGAACCTCCTTAAATGTAGGTACGACAGCAAGGATTGGTGCATCCCTTAGTACCGGTACCACTGCTACAGTAGGGACGACTTTGAGTGTAGGAAGCAATATCAGTTCTGGCACGGTAGTACTAGCTCCTTCCACATTTACCACACGTGCCTTTATAAGTCCAGTGGGAACTGGTGCTAGCTCTTCTAATTATACACTTGGAACAGCAAATGTTGTGTCAGGTACTCCTTCACGAGTAACAGTTACAACCTCTGCATGTAAAACTACAAGTAAGGTGTATATAACGAATATTACGGATGCACGTGTTCTCTATGTGGATAGTATTGCAAACGGAAGCTTTCGTGTAACAGGTGCAAATTCTATTGCAGATTTCTTTAATTGGTTGGTGATTAATTAAATATAATGTATGTATACAAACGAAAAAAAGAAGCACTGCTTCTTTTTTTCTTTGTCCTAAATATAGATCATGGCAACCAAAAGAAGACACCTTCGGTGTCTTCTTTCTGGTTACGATCTTATAAACTGGACAAAGAAAATAAACGCGAAGCGTTTATTTTCTTTGTCCAGTTTATAAGATGGCAACGATTGCAACCAATTCTCATGGAAGTTTCAACAATGTTCCCCGCCGGTCTTACATTGCGATAAGCTCTTATACCAATAATTTGTTTAGCTATAGTCTTTCCTTCAACAATCAGTCGTTTTCGTATGTAGGAACCTTATCGACGATTGGAGTTCCGGCAACCTCTACGCTGCAAGGTAGTATTCTTTCCGAAACGGGGAAGAAGCTCTATCCTGGTGCCAATGCCGGTGTATCGACCTTGATGGTAAGTGTCTACGATCAAACCAGTAAACTAACCGGTTTTATCAATCCCAATTCTCCTAGTTTTGCCATCTTTACTACGGACAAGCCACCTTACATGGGACAGGGAACCGATCCTGGTACCGATGCACGTACCAACTTGGGAAATTCTATTTATACACATGGTTCTGTGATTGCCGATGGATATGGTATTTATGATGGTCTCCTCAGTACAGGAACCTCATTAAATGTAGGTACAACGGCAAGGATTGGTGCATCCCTTAGTACCGGTACCAGTGCTACAGTAGGGACAACTCTAAGTGTAAGAAGCAATATCAGTTCTGGCACGGTTGTGATTGCTCCCTCCAGTTTTACCGAGCATCTCTTTATCACAACCGGTGGAGATGGTCGAACCACATCTACATCTGCATCGATCGGTTCAACACAAGCATCAGGTAATAATGTAGGTGGATTTTCATTCACAAATATCAGTACAACTGCAGTGACTGCTAATTCGAAAATCTTTATTACAGGAACAGGATCCTTTGCATTGGGAATCACCTCTCAAACCGCAAATACTGGATTTATTGTGAAATCATCCAGTCAGCCAGATGGACAAACTATTAACTGGTGGGTCATTAATTAAATATACTATTTATATACAGAAAAAAAGAAGCTTTGCTCTTTTTTTTCTTCTCCCAATGTATAAATATGGCAACAATTGCAACCAATTCTCATGGAAGTTTGAACAATGTTCCTCGCCGGTCCTATATTGCCATGAGTTCTTATACCAATGATTTTTTTAGCTATACACTGACCTTTAATCCCAATACCTTTATAAATACTGGACGTTTATCCACAATCGGTGTTCCCGCAACGTCCACCTTGAAAGGAAGTATCCTTTCCGAAACAGGAAAGAAGCTTTATCCTGGTGCCAGTGATGGTGTATCCACGTTCATGGTAAGTGTGTATGATCAAACCAGTAAACTCACCGGTTTTATCAATCCTAATTCTCCCAGTTTTGCCATCTTTACCACGGACAAACCTCCTTATATGGGACAGGGAACGGATCCTGGTACGGATGGTCGTACGAACTTAGGCAATTCGATCTATACCCATGGCTCCGTCATTGCGGATGGATATGGTACCTACAGTGATTTGCTCAGCACGGGTCAGTCCCTTACCGTGGGAACTACGGCAAAGATTGGTCAGTCTCTTAGCACGGGTACCAGTGCTACCATTGGAAGTACATTGAGTGTTCGTCAGTCTATTAGCACAGGAACATCGATTACATGTGGAACTGGTCTTACCAGTTTTACTGGTCAGAACCGTGTCACGAATATCTCCACCTATACTTCACTCAATGGAGCATCATTGAATCTGGATCTGGAAGGTGGTCCCGTGATGAATATTAGTGTAGGTGGAAGTGGTGGAGTTGGTTTGAATTTATTTGATTCCTTAGGAACGAATCAAAGTACTATTAACGGATCTCTTGCATACATGATCATATCAAATACAAATACAGGAAATACCAATAGTTCAATTGCAATTACGTTTGGTAATAATCTTCGTGAAGCCGCTGGGTTGACAACTCAGCCTCAGTCCACCTATACAGTAAGCTTTGTAGCAGGATTTGGTACCATGTATGAACTTGGTCGTGCCGGTCCTCTTCAGCCTGGATAATCTATAACTCATTCACCATTCTTACATACTCTTTTTCGTTGTACGTTTTGGTCCCTGTGGGAACAAATCCTACACCGCTATAACATCGAATTGCGGGTGCATTACTAGGATCGACATCCAAATACAGATGTGTACCCCCTTGTTTTTTTAATTCACGGATCACCTCTTTCAAGAGTTTTGGACACAATCCTTTTCCACGATGTCCGACTCCCACTACAATGTTTCGAATCAGGTATGATCCAGTATTACCCAATAGGGGAGCAATGCGTGCACACGCAATCACTTCCTTTCCAGTGGTTCGGAGTGCTGCAAAGTATCCTCCTGCTGGAACAAAGTATTGTACTCCACGATAGGCAAATGCTTCATGTAAGAGGTCTGTTACTTGTTCATAATATTTACGATCTTTCAAAAAAAGCATATACTGTCCATGTGTTAAGAACATCTCCTATATAGACAGGATAGAATGTTCTTCATAGAAGAATCCTCCGAAAAACCAAAATATCGACCGCCTTCAAAAAGTGATAGTTTTCTCTATGAAAAAGGATCATACTTTGGAATCCAATCCCCTCCCATTCCTCCTCCCATAGAACATCCTCCTCCTCGCTATTTACAAATCCTCCACTTTCTATATCCCTTTCTTTTTCATATCACACTGATTAGTATTTTTGAATCTGCTTTCTTCTTTGCCTATGTCAGTACCTTAGAGGACAATGGAATTTTGAATACAATTCAAAACTATGTAAATCCATTGTTGCAAGGATGTTGGAATTGGACAACGGAAGACAGAATTTATGTAGAGGATATCCTAAATCTTGTCCTTAATGGCACAACCTTGTCACAAGAGGCTATGATCGCTGCCGAAGACCGATCCACGATCAATGCATCCTTGATGCATCGATCCTGGGGATATGTAGGAGGTTTCGCAATACTTACCACCTTTATAACAGGAATCTTAGTGTGGAAGAAACATCCTCCCAAGTGGAAGTCTCTTCTCATAGAACAAGGAAGTATGGTCTTGTTATTGGCAATGTATGAATGGCTTTTCTTTCGAACGATTGTCTTACCGTATAAAGCTATTTCTGCTTCGGAAGTGAATCAATATATTGTGAAGGAATTGAATACTACATGCAACCTCGTAATGCCACTAGATTAAGAGGAGTGTGAGCGGGGAGATAGTTGTAGAGATGAGTACAATGAACACCGGCAGTACCGATCACCCACGGGCTGGGCCATCCACCCGTCACACCCCCGCGTTCTTTGGCATCGGTGGCAAACAGAATTCCACCCTGTCCTAAGGCTTCGAGTTGAAACGCCACCCCATTTAATCGCTTGTAGGCACCTGTAGAGGAACACCATAATACTTCCCAAATCATAGTGCCTTCAGAACTACGCCGATGCGTATTGACCACAATCACCATGGAAAACAAAGACAAAGGAACATCCTCCATAGTCGTAAAACAAACTAAGTCTTCAGGATCCAAAATATTATTACTGTAGGTACAGGGAATCTTAGAAATATTGGCTTTCCAAACAGGACTCCATGTTTCAAACGCTACTTTCATCATCATGACGGTATCTAACAACACTAAATTAGTTTTAATATAGGCATAGGTTTCCACTTGTACAGCACTTGAGAAATAGGACGCTTTAGGAAGTTCACGATACCAAATATGAACGACTGGTTTATGGTGGGAGGTATAGACATCCATCCACGCAATGAGCCATCCGGCAAGGTGTTGTCCACGTCGATCGGTGCGCACACACAATCCTTCAATGACTCTTACATCGGATAGCAAGAGATCAGATCCACATAGGGTTCCACCAAGAGGACGACTGAAGATACAACCCGCAATTTGATCGTCTTCTTTTACCATTAAGGCAAGGGTATCAGAGGCTAACCGTGTTTGAATCCAGTCCACCGATACATCTAAGGTCCAATCAGATCCACGATATTCTTTGCATAAGAACTCGGTAAGTTCTTTTGCATTGGTTCGATTGCAGACAATGGGTTGTACAAGTCCCTTCCATGCAGGAGGTTTTTTAGCAGGATCCGTACGTAAGATACGTCCTCCTTTCTCTAAGGGATTCCATAGCTGAAATGCAGTCGGACCCGCAGAACTTGACCAAAACATACTTCTTTCTATTTATAAGATTATAGATACGTCTAAGTAGATAAAATAAAATACGGAAAATAGAAGAAGGGATATGTCAACAGATGTAAAAAAAGAAGAATCTTCTGCTCTTGAAGAAAGTATTCAAACATTTTTAGCAAAAAAATATGAGTCTATCTTTGTGTTTGAACATCTTGTAATTCAACCAAATGGAGATTTTAGTGGAACAGTTCGTATTCGTACAAATATATCTACAAGTGAACCCATTCATCCTCTTATAAATATATCTACAAGTGAACCCATTCATCCTCCTATAAATATATCTACAAGTGAATCCATTAACTATTTGAAGGATATACAGTCAAATCTTATAAAAAGTAAGATAGATATAATTATAAATACACTTTTGAAATCATGGAATGTAACATCGTTTGATTTAGCAATAAAAAACGTGCAAGAGGCAATTCATACATTACATACAGCGAATACAACATGTGTTGACCGAACGGAGTGGATCAGTTGTGAAAATAAATGTAAATCAATAATACATCCAATGATTGATGCGGAGATAAACTCAACAGCATATATATTACGATGTCTAATTGCGAGTGTGTTAACAGTCTCAGATGGAATTATTAAATTTCAGATAAATGGAGACTTGACCGGTATATGGTCTGAAGATATGAAGCATATTCAAATTACACAACTTGGAAATAATACATCTTCCACAACGGGTCGTCTTATTATGGGCTTTGGTCCTAGTGCATCCGGTAAAACATATTGGGCAAAAACACTCATTCAATTATTTAATTCTGCAGACACAAACTTTCCAAATACCTTTTTATCCATTGATGGGGGTATATATCGTACATGTTCTCTTATCTATCAGACTATTGTAAATGAGACTAAAAAAATATGTATTGCTGGTATTAATAATCTTGTGTTACCTGAATTTAATATATCAAAGCCATTTAATAAATCACTCTTTAGTTCTGATATAATTAAAGGACATATCATACATTTTTTAAAATTACAAAAGACTATTAATGTTAGTTTATATGTTCCCGAAACATTAGGTGATTGTGGACATTTACGACTCAAACCATGCGAAAATAAATATAAGGATTTTATTACTATTACAAATGATAAAAACTGGATTGGTGTATTGATTTGGCAGCATAAAACGGCGGAAAAATGTACATATACAGATTTACGTAAATGTGTTGGATGTACAGAAAGTGGAAAACGTCGTGAAATAGAAGAAGGAAAAAAATATAGTAGTGGTTCATATGATCATTCTTTATCAGAAGGTAGGATTCATTATAGAAAAGCACCTGGAGGTAACTATGATATTCATAATTGTGGACGTAATGATGGTATCAGTGTTCTAACGGATAATACCTTGTATACTCAGGATAAATTAAATATACGTACTATATTATTAGATCCTGCAAATGCAGAAAAATATCATTATGAATATACGTCTAAGTAGAGAATTTAAAAATCAAAGATAGAAGAAGAGATATGTCAACAGATGTGAACAAAAAAGAATCATCCGCTCTTGAAAAAAATATTCAAACATTTTTAGCAAAAAAATATGAGTCTATCTTTGTATTTGAACAGCTTATAATTCAACCAAATGGAGATTTTAGTGGAACAGTTCGTCTTCGAACAGATGTTGATAAATCAGATCATACTATTAATTTAAATGCAAATAAGTCTTAAACATTTTCCACAATATCATCCTGGATGGTGTAAAGAATCTATAATCCTACGGATGATAGATTCTCCACACCATCCTTCGTTTCAAGTCCACCACAGTATTGTCGCAAAATCCTTTGACACGGCAGCGATCTCCAATCGCTCCTTTATACGGTTCAAGTAATCGAACAGTAATTCTAGATTTCCAAGGAAGATAATAGATTCCTACTTTTAATTCAAAGAAATCAATGACAATTCCATCCCCCTCCATCATTATATTAAGGGGAATGGACAAGAGACATCGATCCAATCGTTTGGCAATGCGACTTCGTGTATTCAAGGATTCAATCAAGATGTTGGAGGTGGGAGAATGTGTTTTTCCATCCAATAAGGTCACGAGGCATCGTTGATTCACAAGATCGGCATAGCGGCGAAGGGGAGACGTTGCATGGCAATAGACTTCTTCACCAAGTGCCCAATGAGTTCCTTCCTTTGCGTAGAGACCGGCAGAGTAGCCAAGAAGTGCTAAGGAAGGTTCGCCAGAGGCAGCAGCAGCTGTTTTCCACATCATCGCTTTGGCAGCCTCAGGGGGTGCTTGGGTGCGAAGAATTCCAACTCCTTTCACTCGTTTTGCTGCTTCCACATTGTATAACACCATGGCGCGTTCAATCCATTCATGAGGATCGTCGCTTACAGCGCCACACATGGTAAAGACTTCTTTTAATATGGAATTTCCAACCGCTTCTTCATAGGTGTAAGATTTCTGATTTATAAGAAATCCACGTGACCAGGTCTTGGAGGGAAGATGAAGTGATACCACAGGACGTGGGACTCCATCGGCATGTAAAGAGGAAGCTTTTTCACTGATCAAAGGATGAATCATAGGACTTACCACTTTTCCAGCGGCATACAAGCTTTGTCCGCGGCATGCTGCTTCACTATCTTCAGGTGTATCTGGAAGTACAAAGGAACTGACATCCGCAATCGAAATAATCACTTCTACAATTGTTGATCCATCTAATTTCCAAGAAATCACATCATCAATATCTGTACATCCAGGTGGATCGATATTACATGTATTCCATGTATGAAGAGGAGTGCAATCAAAGATAGGTAATACCGATAAGGGAGGCGATGCAGTTGATCCACTCATCAAGAGGAGCGCAGATCGTTCTGCCGTGGGATCCCCTACTGCACCAATCCAAGAACGAAACTCTGCACGAGGCCAGCGAAATGCTTCCTCATATCCTTTTACAAGAACAAGCGCAAATCGATTTTGTGTAAGATCTGATTCACGGCTTCCCACAATGACAGGAGGATACATTGGATCCAATGGATATCCCATATATAAGGGAGTTCCTGATTTGGTGGTGCCCTGTCGTGCCCCTTTCAAGGCAATAATACATACCAAGGTAAGAGGAAAGGACCCTGGAAAGAGCCCTTTTGGAAGAGGTCCTTCCTGTTGTTCCGTTCCTATCCAGTACGGTCCGTGTAATGCGTTCTTTGTTCGAACTGCCATATTTATGAACATAATGTAAAAAAAGAAGATACTTCATTTTTTATATAAAAGTTTCACTTCATATTCTTCGTAAAGTTCTAAAATACGAACTGCTTCTTTGTAGGCAGCCAGTGCCTCTTTGGAATCATTTCGATGTTTTTCTACTTTTTGAAAGACAGTTTTATGCCATTTTTCGTAGGGCATACCTACTTTTGCTTCAAAGATACGATTAATAAGATCCATGTTTAATAACAAAAAAATACTTGTAGAAACCATCATTTTTATTCACTTCTAAAAGACATCATATTCATATTTTAAGATTGCACACGGATATGCTTCTAATAATGATTTATTCGCATACCATACTTCAAATGGGAGTAATTGTATCATAAGATTTGCAATTTTGTTATCGGCTTCTTTCATATAATTAGTATATTCTTCACAATAGGCTTCCTTTGTAGGTGCATGATTATACATATGAAAACAACTTGATGCATCACGAAAATCTCGATATGCATGATCTTGTGCAGTTTTTGCGATCTTATATGTATCACGATGAATCCATACGTTTTTTTTCATAGAACTAAGAAGTTCTACTGGAAGTTCAAGCATTGCTTTTGCTTTTGCTTCTGCGTATTCTTCTTCGCGTTCTGCATAATATAGTGCAGAATTATATGCACTCTTGGCAAAGTATAACCAAAGATCTTCGTAGGATGAAGGGGGTTCATTTGCAATCGTTTTCATAGCATATGCATAACTAGATGCAAAGTCCTCACAAAAATGTTTTTTGAATAATTCTGTATAAAGCAATGATTTTTTTTTCAACCGTTCGAGATATGGTTCTATATATTTAATTGCCATAATAGACCCAGTTGTGTAGGGAAGTGTAGCATGAGTTGAACTGTTTGTTGCAGTATCACTCATGACCATATTGATTCAAATATTTAAAAAATAAGAAGTATCAATTTTAATCATCCATGATTCTCCCAATAGTCCTCACAGTCACTACAGTCACAATGACTGCTTCTTCCTGTGCAACCAGTTGTTGCATATCGTTCTTCTTCCATTTCGCGATAGAGAGATTCGCGCATTTGTTCAATGCGCTCTTCTTCTATCTCTTCACAGTGAGGACACTTAGGAAGAGTCTCTTCAATACGTTCGAATTCATCTTCATAGTGATGTTGACGCTTGATCCATTTGGCATGAAGTCGACCACAGATTTGTCTGCGTCTTTCTGCTTCTTCATATAGAGCAAGTCGTTCTTCATCAGAATGATACGCAGGATAATCAGCAAATTTTTCTTTTGCCTCTTCATACGATTTAAACGCAGTGTTAAACTGCTCCTTCAAGCTGTCACACTCCTTACGAAGTGATTCCAGTACAAGGGCAAGATACTCTTTCCGCAACGTACGAAACTTCTCGTCTATTTCAGGAAGAATTGGTTCTCCTTCCTCAAAGTCACTTTTTATTCTCGTATATAGTGACGCTGCAGCGTTATACAAATCAGAAAGATGACTCATTGTATACGCTGGCACACATTCTTATATATATTTATAAATATGATTCAATTTTATTAAAAAATATTCATTATAAATATTTTTTATTCGCTTTATTCATAGTCCCTAAAGGCAATTCCCACAGGAAAGCGAGGAATTCCATCCTCGGTTAATTCTTGAAATCGAACAGTTAACTTCTTTCCTACCATAGATTTAGCAATTTTAAAGAGCTCGCGGCGTTCCTCATGGGTTCCGCGTGGACGCACAGAAAATGGTGTACCACTTTTTGTTTCACACGTCCAGATGACGCAGCCTTTTTCAATTCCATCTCCTTCCGTAAATCCAATGACAGTAAATTCATCATCTTGAAATTCTTTGTATTTTTGCAAATCTTTCGAACGAAACCCTACTTTGTAAGGTCCTGCTTTGTTTCGCAACATTAATCCTTCATATCCTTCTTCCACATATTTAGCATGCAATGCAGGAATATCCTCCTTTGTTTTGCATTCATCTGTGGGTAGGAGGCGAAGATGTTTAAACTTTTTTGTAAAGAGATTTTCCAACCATTTTTTACGATCGGTATACGATCCGTCACGGATGGTATCATAGACCCAGAGATAGATCTGTTCCATTTTAGGAAGATCTTTGGGAAGAAGGGTTTCTTTCTTTACCAATCCTACAATTTCTTGAAAGGTTAAGGTATCTGAATAGAGTTCTCCATCCAAGATAGTTCCTGCGGCTAAGCCATTGATTTCAGATAGAATAGATTCCAAATGAGGAAACTTCTTTCCTAGACGACTATACAACCCTTTTCCTTGAATCGCAACACAGCGAACGCCATCCAACTTGCGTTGAGCATAGCAGGGAAGAATAATATCTTTTCCACGCTTATGATAATCAAGAGCTAGCATAGGAAGAGGGGAACTAAAGGCAGCAGGCGCTCGCTCCATTTCATCATCCTCTTCTTCTACAATATATCCAGCATCTTTCTTTTTATTCCAATCAGATTGGGCTTCTTTGATAGCCTGTTCTACAGGGGTTGTTTCATTTGATTTTCCAATATTTTTACCGACTGTGATCAGTCGTTCATTTTCCACCATTTTACCATCTTCATAGCCATGTTTGGTGACAATGACACCGACGCCAGAGCGATCGATCACCTTAATGGACCAAATCTTGGTCTTTCCAGTGGAAGAGGTTGCAGTTAAGGGTTCAAACTTAGGAATTGGCATGGTTGTTGAAAAAAGATATTTACAAATGGAATGAGTCAATTTTTATCTATTAACAATCATCGCCATCTATAAAACGTTGTATGACATACCAATTATCAATTAGTAGGGTATCATTGCGAACACGGTGCTTCCATTTAGGATCCGTCGAGTAGGGACCGTACACGTAAATCAAATACGCACGTATTTGCTTCACGCTGGCGCCTTTTGTATTTGCAATTTTAAGAAGGGCATTCCCCTCTTCATCAAGCGTCTCAAGCGTCTTGGGCGTCTCGAGCTTCTCAAGTATCTCAAGCATCTCGAGCCTCTTAGATTCATCGGCACTAATTGTTGATTTAGACATGATTGAAAGAGTGTGGTTGATGATATATAAAAACTGATTAAAGTGGTTTTAATTTTTAAAAAATATAGCTGTTTACGCTTTGCGAAAGAGATTGACTCCTTCATAATTCATGCCAAGAGCTCCACAGCGCAAATCTCCTTCTAGGATCCAACCTGGACCAGATTTCCATCCGTGAGATTCATTTGTATAGCGCAAGATTCCTGAATAAAGTCCAAGACGTTTTCCATCTGGATTCACAAGATATACTTCTGTTCCAGAAATGATCTCTTCTGCAGGATTCCATTGCTTTAGGGAGATGGACATTCCATCTCCCGCCATTGCACGAAGAGGACGCGGAGGCATCCATGAATTCGTTAGTTTACAGAACATCGGTGCAGAAGGAGGTTCCGCGTGCGATGTTGTTACATCAACGATGGTATCTTTTGGAAACTTCATTTTATTTATATATTATATCTATATGAAATTATAGATTCAATTTTTATAAAAAGATTGTTTGCTTAAACATACAGTTGTAAACACACTAAATGAACGCCTACCTTACAGCCATTCGAATTCCCAGTGACTGGACGAATGAACCAAAGCTGCAAGCACTTCAGATTTTGGATGTCTTACATACAGGATTAAATTTACCAAGAAATAGTGGCAATCACCCTTCTCGCTTTACACGCTATCCAAATCGCAATCGCATGTTGGAGGCAATTTATAATGAAATCCCCTGTAAGGAGGGATTTGATGTATTCTTTTTTGCGTCTACAATGTATCACAACTGGCTTCAAGATGTCATAGACGCTTTTGTAGATTTATTTTAATAGCTTAAAGATTACAACGGTAGATCATATAAGTAGAATGACCGAATTAAAAGAGCACAAAACCTTTGATAGTATGGGTCTCCCTGAGAATCTTCTGAGAGGCATTTATGCCTATGGTTTTGAGAAGCCATCTCAGATTCAATCCTTTGCGATTGTTCCCATGGTGGAGAAACGAGATGTATTGGGACATGCCCAATCAGGAACAGGAAAAACAGGAACCTTTACTATTGGATCCTTGGCACGAGTGGATCCAGCGGTGAAATCAGTGCAGGTCTTGGTGATTGCACCGGTTCGTGAACTAGCAGATCAAACCATGAAGGTGGCAACGGCATTGTCTGCCTCCATGGGAGTGCAAGTCTATTGTGCAACGGGTGGAAAGCCGGTGCATGAAGATGTCCGTATGATCTCACGTGGTGTGCAATTTCTAGTTGGAACGCCTGGACGTATTTTTGATCTGTTGGAGCGCAAAGCCTTTTCTGCAGCGACTGTTCGTGTATTGATCTTGGATGAAGCAGATCAGATGTTGGAGGAACGATTTTTAGAGCAAGTGCATTGCATTATGGAGAAGGGATTTACAAATGATACACAATGCGCTCTGTTCAGTGCAACAATGAGTGAGGAGATTGTAGGAGTTGCAAAGAAGTTTCTACGCGATCCTGTGCAGATCTTACTGCCGCCAGAAAAGGTGACCTTGGATGGAATCAGTCAATATCAAGTTTTTATGGAGGATGAACGGCATAAATTATCTGTCTTGATTGATTTATATGAAAATATAAAGATCAGTCAAGCCATGATTTATTGCAATACGCGTGGGAAGGCAGAATATTTGGCTGCAGAAATGAAACGAAATGGATTTGAATTGGAATGTATTCATGGAGATATGCCAACACCACAACGAGCAGAACGCATGCAGCGCTTTCGTAGTGGGGATTGCCGTGTCTTAATCTCTACCGATCTACTTGCACGTGGCATTGACGTACAGCAGGTATCCTTGGTAATTAACTTTGAATTACCGGATCGTGAGAACTATATTCACCGTATTGGTCGTACCGGTCGTTATGGACGAAAGGGAGCCTCCATTAACTTTGTAACACCCAAGGACAAGCATTTGCAAGATGAGATTGAGGCGCATTACAAGATTAAGATTTTGGAGCTTCCAGAAGATTTAAATATTTAATCATGTAAAAAAATGAAATATTAAGCGTAGAAATATCCCAAATGTAACAGTAGTATGGTAACTACACGCTCTAAGACAAAGTATGAGAGAATAAAAGCAATAACTTATGGAAATTACATTCTTGAGGAACTTGATAGACTTCCAATTACAGAGGTTAAAGAAATTAGTCACTACCTAATGGAGTTTATATCAACTCAAACACTCTGGTGGAGGGTAATGTATGAACCATCTTTTCGAAATAAGCTATGTGCACAATGTGAAAGATATGTGACTGTGTTTGAATCTGAACGGGATATCACAGATACAAAAATATGGCAAACGGCTACAACAACTGAAATGCTGAAGCATCGTGCTAATATTATCCTAAAAGATATGGCAAAGTGGATCTAAAATTAGGATTGATCTTATAGTACAGTGTATTATAGGATGAAACCATACGTAGGAGTCTATCCGACTCCTGCTACATCTACTCCTACCCTTTGGGGACCTGATTTTAAAAGTTTTTTACCACCGGTATTTGCAGTCTATTTTGAACCCCAAGAACGCTTTGTACTCTATGAAACCAAAGTTGCAGATGTATATCATGTATTTCGACCGTATAAGGCAGAACGATCAGAACCTTTTTATTTGCATACAACGGGACATCCAGCAACACATCCGTTGGAGGTGTATATGGTAAATGCACAAGTTCCGTGTTGTATCTGGTATCAACAGGCATGGTTATGTCGAAAGAATGGAACGGGTATGTCCCCCTTACTTCCCGTAATGCGATTAACTGGTTCCATTTGTAAATATAAGAAATATTTTTCTGTGAGGATCTATGAGTCATCTGCTGCTAAAGAATGGGTTGATCGATATAGCACCATTGATCGCTGGTTAAACCGATTAGCCACCCAAATATCCAATCCGATTCCCCATCGACCTATTTCAGAGGAACCTGCCCCTCCCCCCCTTTCTACCCTTCCCACCTTTGTGCGTGATCTATTAATTGATCATGCTATAAAAGAGGGATCCAGTTGTTCGATTACCTTAGAACCTCTTACCAAAGAATCAGCTGTAGTTACATCTTGCTTTCATATGTTTGATCGTATTGCTATTACAGAATGGTTGGCAACACATACTATCTGCCCCGTATGTAAACAAGAAACTCGTTTATAAAATTGATAAACATAGAGAGTCTATATTGATATATACATTACAAATACAAGATGGAGTCTTCTGCTGCTGCTACTGTGAAACCTAAAAAACCCACTCTTATAAAAATACCCTATTATATAATAATAAAAGGGACAGATCGTGAGTCTATAGTTCAACGTGTTTTACCACTGATCTTTGGTAAACGATCTTATGATGTTATTTGTAAGAATCCTGAAATTCAGGAGGAGCTTCGTAAGAATCGTTGGATTGAGACACTTCTTAGAATGTTGCATACCTGTCCAGACTATATGCAAGAGTCTTACTTTCAGCGTTTAACGGACTATGTTGCTCATTCAAGCAACTATACCCGTCGCTTGGTTGTATTTAAAGTGATGCCGAAACCAGATGATTTTGCAGCAGCGCGTCGATGGATGCAAAAAGAGATGAAGAAGCGAGGTCTTTAACCTTGTATAAAATTGAATCTCTACTTTTTTTTATATACACACATTACATTACCATGAGTACGTCTGCTGCTGCAAAACCCAAGACATCTAGAGCGGTAAGCATTCCGCTTCTTCAGGTCAACTCCTTTCGAACCACGGAAGAACGTATAGCCTATGTTCTTCCGAAAGTCTTTGGACGTAAATCATATACACTCACAGATGAAAATCGTTGGATAAGCGATATTCTTGCATGTTGGGATGATAAAGAATTTACACGCGTTATGAAACAAGCCTATTTTAGTCGGTTAAATGATTATATTCGAAAATCAAGTGGTTACACAAAGCATTTGAAACCCTAAGCGACTAAATAATATCCATGATATCCTATGGCAGCAAAGCCGAGCATAAGGATGAGTTCGCGAAGATACCGTTGCCCTTGGATTCCATAGGCGACTAATGCCGGACCGACCACCAAGACATGGAACAGATTCACCCATAGCGATTCACCATTACTGTATTTTTGATATGTTCTATAGCCTTGATACAGGATCACAATGACACCAAAAGCAATAACTGCCTGTAGGGGGATCGGATAGCCGATTCCAATATAGAGGAGAAAGGGACCGAGGATCAACAGATGCGCCAGATGTAAGAGGGTGTGCGCGTTCATTCTAATTTAGAATAATAAAATTGATATATTTGAAGTTTTTTAACATCTATTTCAAACTACAATGTCTGTAACTCTTTTCCAAGGAACTCTTCCATATAATATATGTTCTACATTAGGAGAACATTGTAAATCTGTCTTTGACTATCTTACCTATGAAGATGGAAATGCATTGCGTGCCACCTGTAAGGAGGCACGCAATGCTGTAGCAGAGTATAAATGGATGGATTCTGAAACATGTATCGAAGGAAGTCTCAAATTATGGAGAATCTGCTTTCGCAATGCAAAAGCTGCAAATATACGTTATCGAACTGATCTAACAGATGCTGATTTTATATATCTTAAGGGTATACACACCCTGGACATGCGCGACTGCGATCAAGACACTATTACGGATGCTGCATTTGCTCATATCCAGGGTATACACACCCTGGACATGAGCGACTGCAATCAAGACACTATTACGGATGCTGCATTTGCTCATATCCAGGGTATACACACCCTGAACATGAGCGAGTGCGATCAAGAAACTATTACGGACACCGCCTTTGTTCATCTCAAGGGCATCCATACTCTGGATATGAGTTGCTGCAACCAAATTACGGATGCTGCCTTTGTTCATCTGAAGGGTATATACACCCTGGACATGAGCTATTGCAGCCAAGCTACCATTACAGATGCCGCTTTTACTCATCTCAAGGGGATCCATACCCTAGATATGAGGAGCTGCTATAATATTACAGATGCTGCTTTCATTCATCTCAAGGGTATACACATCCTGGACATGAGCCGGTGCACTCAAATTACAGACACTGCCTTTATCCACCTCAAGGGTATCCACACCCTGAACATGCGCGACTGCAATCAAGCTACTATTACGGACACTGCCTTCACCCATCTCACGGGTATCCACACCCTAGATATGAGCCAGTGCACTCAAATTACAGACACTGCCTTTATCCACCTCAAGGGTATACACACCCTGGACATGCGTGACTGCGATCAAATTACAGACACTGCCTTCGTTCACCTCAAGGGTATCCACACCCTGGATATGAGTAAGTGCAATCAAATTACAGACACTGCCTTCACCCATCTCACGGGTATCCACACCCTGGATATGAGCGGCTGTGATCAAGCTACCATTACGGATGCCGCTTTTGTCCATCTCAATGGTATCCACACTCTAGATATGAGCGATTGCAATCAAGCCACCATAACGGATGCCGCCTTTGCCCATCTCAAGGGTATCCACACCCTGAATATGAACTATTGCAGGCAAATTACCATTACAGACACCGCCTTTTCTCATCTCAAGGGTATATACACCCTGGATATGAGAGGCTGCAATCAAGAGACCATCACGGATGCTGCCTTTGTCCATCTTAAGGGTATCCACACCCTGGACATGAGCTCCTGCAATCAAACCACCATTACGGACGCTGCCTTTGTTTATCTGAAGGGTATATGCTACCTGGACATGGGCTACTGCAATCAGTCCACCATCACAGATGCTGCGTTCATCCACCTCAAGGGCATTCAGACTCTTGAGATGTGCGGTTGCAATCAAGACACCATTACGGACACCGCCTTTGTCCATCTCAAGGGCATCCACACTTTGTGGATGCTTGGCTGCAATCAAACAACCATTACGAATGCTGCAATTGATTATCTAAATGGAACTAGGAATCTGTTTTATAATACATATTCTGAAGACGAAGACTCTGAAGAAAAGAAAGAATAATAAAATTGATATTCTATACTTTTTTAACATTTATTTCAAAGTACAATGTCTGATATACTTCCTACAATCTTTCCATTGACCCTCCTTCAAGGAGGTGATCGTCCTGATAATGTGTTCTCCCATCTTGGAGGACATGGATCTCTCATTCTTGCCTTTCTTACCTATCGAGATGCAAATGCACTGCGTGCCACCTGTAAGGAGGCATGCACTGCTGTAGCAGAGCATAAATGGATGGATTCTGAAACACGTATCAAAGGAAGTCTCAAACTGTGGAGAATCTGCTTTCGCAATGCGAGAGCAGCAAATATAAGCTATCGAAGAGATCTCAAGGATATTGACTTTGTTCATCTCAAGGGTATCCACACTCTGAATATGAGCTGTTGCAACACTATCAGTAAAGCTGCCTTTACGCATCTCAAGGGTATCCACACCCTGGATATGAGTGACTGCAACCAGATTACGGGTATACTCTTTATTCATTTTAGGGGTATTCATACTCTAAATATCAGTGGATGCTGGCGAATTACGGATCAAGCATTTAGATATTTGGAGGGTATTCATACTCTAAATATGAGTGACTGCTCGCGAATTACGGATGCTGCCTTTGTCTATTTGAAGGGTATCCACACACTGGTCATGCAGTCCTGCTATCAGGACAGCATCACTAACGCTGCCTTTACTCATCTTAAGGGTATGTGTACCCTTGATATAAGTGAATCTGGTAGAGCATCCCTTCTTCGTTCTCATGGTATCTATACCCAGAAGACAAGCATTACAGATGCTGCCTTTATTCATCTGAATGGATGTCATATAATTCGTTAGTCTTTTTTAATGCTGTTTTTTCTGCTTTGCAGAAAAAGACAGTATTAGCAACACCCCCAAAGGGGTGTTGCTAATGCAACTGCTTCGTTCTGCATGCTTGTTGCTGTGACACATAGCGATCTCTGGAAGGAACTGATTGATAGCACTCACAGCTCATCACAGCAGTATTGGTACTCATATAGGGAATCGGGCATCCAGAGATATAGATGTAGGGGGTGGCAGCAATGCTTGAAACTTCCGAACAGGCTCCGCCGACACAGGGCATCTTTACCGGCATAGATTCAGTATCAGAATATCCAGGAGTTTTCGTACAGCAGGCAGGAGTTGCGACATTACCATTTTGGTTAATAGGAGAGAAATAGGTACCAGGTGAGGTGACCCGTTGGGTCAGACGCATGGTTTGTAATCCGGCATCCACTGGTCCTCCCCGTTTAATAAATTGATTCATCGATTGTACCTTATAACGGAGATACTGCGATGCGTCCATTCTATTCATGGAATTGATTTTCAATTCCATGGATAGAGATGAAACAGACAGCAATCTTATTGTATGGAGGGTTGATCGCCTGTGTAGTAGCAGCAGGAGTCCTCTATAACTACAAATCGGAGCTCTTTCAGTCACGCCTGATTCCAAAGGCAATTGATCCACGACCAATTCTTTGGTTTGTCTTAGATGATCAAGCCAATGGACGAACGTGGACGACCTTTGCAGATCGCAATGCCCGTGCCAATAACCGTGGATATACGGAACTAGCACTGCAAGCCGCTTACAAAACTCAAGGAGCATTCAGAATTGAAGTGTTGGAAGGCAGAGATGCTGTTATTTCCAAAATAACCTCCCCTATCCCTGCCAAATACGATCAACTTCCTCCCAAACTATGGAAAGGATGGTCACGCGCAGCACTCTTAGCCTCGCAAGGAGGATTGTATGTCGATGGTGATTCTGTCCTGTTCATTGGTCCTTGCATGATGAACTGTGTCAAAGATCATGAGGCTGCTTTGTTTGGGATTAATCCGGACGAACCTCGTGTCTCTGCTACCACAGCCGTAGCACCCGGTCCCTCGTCGTATGTTGGATGGGCGCATTCCGCGCATCATCCTGCTTGGGATCTGGCAGAACAAGAATGGTTTGCGGTACTTGCCCCTGGTGCTCCCTCTTACACCTCTGCCATTGCCCAACGTGTAGATCAAGAAATTATGTTACATCAACGGGAAAAAGGAGCAACTGTGTTACGTGAACCGGAAGGTAGCCGCCGTATGGATGGAACAGTCATGAATCCTGAAGACTTTTGGGGACGAACCAAACTTCCTCTTGATGCCAATGTGGTCTATATTGCAGTGGATGGAGAAGCCTTGGAACGATCCACCCAATTACAATGGGCACTTCGTCTGTCCCCCTCACAACTGCTCGAAAGTGATCTTGTATGGGTGAAATTGGCAAAACATGCTATGGAAGTATAAATGTTTACACGTATAAGAATTTGCGAAAAAAATTGAAAGCATATTTCCAAGTATCAGAGTCTATGGAGATGATCCGGAACTCTTATGGCTTGGAAACCCATAAGAGGGAACGATCGAGTTCATTTAATTGAACAATCTTCCACAAAAAAGCAGTTGTTTATTCCTATCTAGCAATAGATAGGGATAGATAACTGCTTTTTTGCGTTAGATTCGATCAATATCCAAGTCAGTTGAAACATGTGCTAACCGAGAGTTAGCAACACTCGCTTTTTCGCGTCCAGAAGCACCTCGTCTTGCAGGAGCAGCAGCTGCAGAATTAGAAGGAGATTCATCGTCTTCTTCCTCCTCATCGTCCAATTCTGCTTCAAATACAAATCCTTCATCTTTCACCAATTCGGTTGTTTCCACCGCTCCTGACTTCACCATCCATTCAGGAATGACTCCATCCTTCACAAGTTTCTGAGCTACTTTTTCTTCTATAATCGATGTAATATCAAACATATACTCACTTACAATTCCTTCACCTGGTTTCAAATCGATATCGGGATTAAAATCTTTTCCAACAAAGATACTAACAATGCTTGTACTGCATAAAGGGGTTGCGCCGCGTTTGTGCAATAAACGAGGCAATCGTACCAATAAGGTTTTTAGTCCAATCGTTTCTGTCGCAATTGTCACATGCACTTGCCCATTTCCAAGCAGTTTTACAACACGTGCAAATAAAAGTCCTTCTGTACGTCCTGCCACCGCATCTGCAGCACGAATATCATTGATCTCTTTTCGTTTGGATCCTGATATTTTCTTCGTCATCTTATCCTATACTATAAGAATAGATGAATGTTTATATCCTTCTCTCATTTTTATAACCCAACTGTAAAACAAAACTCTCCATAGGGGTATACACCAACGAACGCCTCCTGATCAAACTTGCTATAACTAATAATGACTGAATCAGCATTTACAATCAATCCAAGGGCGTATTCAACTGTTTTTTCACCATCAAACTGAAATAAGTATGAGTTTCGTATGTATTCAAGTGTCGTAGCATCCAATACCACAATCATATGATAGTAGATGCGAGGAGCATTATGAACATGTGAGACAACATGTGTCAAAAACCAGAGTTCATGTTTCCATCGAACTCCACAGGAAGATCCACGCACATGGCGAAACCAGCTGGGAACATGACTATTTCTACTCACAACGCTCCCACTTAGATCTAATATTGTAAGGGGCGACCATTCGTAGACAAAGCGAACAGTTTCCCCCTTACGAAACAACGCCCAATTCTTTTCACAGGATCGTCCTGTGGGAGAACTGCATGGACTGTAATCCACTCCATACACTCCACTTCCCATGACTAAGGATTTTGACACAGGATCTTGGGTCATCCCTGCATATAAGACCATATCTCCTTCTAGTAGACGAACATCTTCGCATCCCAAATACTGGGTATCCGTAATGGGAACGTCTAAGGCACGTTCTTCCACAATCTGGAATTTATTGTCCAATCGTACTCGAATATTGTAGGTCACGATCTTATTATCTACAGTCCCCACTGTATATCCACCAGTCGATGTAATTTTATGATTTGCCATGCGAAGATTCATGAGATAGCCGTCTGCCTGAGTCACAATGGAGGGATTGCAACTGTAAAACTCTCGCAAGGCACCTCCAATCTCACGCGACGCTGTGCGTGTAAAGGAGTGGATAGCAGTCTTGGGAATGGATTTGAGTTTTGGTACATAAAACAAATAATTGGATAATACATTTTCATTGCAATAATTGTTTCCAATCAGTTTCAAGATGGATCGATGATCGACTGTATAATGTGCATAATACGCAAAAATTAATCGTTCGTATTCAAATAAATATTCATACACATCTTTTTCAATAAATAATACATCATCCTTGGGAAAGGGAATCGCACTTCCTAGTTTGTAAAATTGCAATGCCAAGGCATGCTTGGCAGTCACACGATAATGTTTCACAAGTTGATAGATGGATTCTGCACGGCTAGGACGTAGATTATAGGCTTCCAACCACCAATAGACCGCCTCAGCATCCTTCTTCAAATCTTTATAACAGGTTCCAATGTGATAAGCAGAGTTCCAAATCTCTTCTGCCCACCCCCCCACATTAATACGGTTCTTATACCATTCAATGGCTTCTTCTTTTTTCCCATTATCACGATAACTATTGGCAAGATAAAACATGTAGCGACCATTCTTCGGTTCACTTTCCAACCCACCTTTTAATAGACGGATATCGCGTTCAAACTTATCGCTCTTGGCTCCCCCATCTCCAATGTCTTGAATGGATAATGTTGGAAGTTTGACAGTGCGATATTCATGTGGGATGCTATAATATTCGTGGGTCGGACCGACACAGGTCGCACCAATGGTACTCTTGATTAATCGGGTATTGTAATACATAAGGGTTCCGCCTTGTTGGGTAATTTGATACGCTCCTTCTTTCAGATCGTCTTTCTTGAAATCAGGTTTAACCACTAACACCATATCAGCATCCAATAACAGAAGATAATCCGCTTTGCCAGCAGCGCGTTGCATAGCAATGGTTCGATTGTATCCAAAATTTTGAAACGGTTCGGAAAAGACTTCGCCAGAAATGCCGTTTGCAGTAAAGAAATTAGTAATAATTTCTTTGGTGTTATCGGTACTACCAGTATCACAGATGCAATAGGTATCTACAATATCAACAACCGATTGTAGGAGGCGTGTAATAATTTTACTTTCGTTTTTCACGATCATGTTCAGACAAAGGGTCGTCATCTTAGCTCTTACAAAGAACTAGGATGAATTCTATAGGTAGTTTACCGAACTTGTTTCCATGCATATTCTGCTTTTAAAGCAGAACTTTGATCCACAAACGGTCCTCGGAGTTCTTCTACGACCCAATGTTTGTCAGAACGGGTAGATCGAGCTCCTCCCTTTAGTAGTCCGTTGTGCTGTCGCAATCGTCGCTCCATGTTGGTGGTCGCACCAATGTAGGTCCGACCGGCTTCTCCTCGGAGTTTGTATACGTACCAAGGCGTGTCGGCCATGTCTCTGCTTGAAGAGAGGTAGAAATCATATCTGCAAATGTATGCAGAAAGGGGAAATCATATCCAAACTCTTCATAGGATGCACGATCCTTCTTCACACTTCGAATCATAGCAGGAAAAAAGGGAAAATTAATCTGAACATAGTCAGGACCTTGTTCATCCTCCAACACAGAGAGATAGAGGAGTTCCATATAGTCCTTTACTTCATACTCCTGGAGCACTCCTTCACTAATATAATCCTCGCTATGACTCTTGATCTTAATAGTGTAGGAGGTGCGCCCCTTACGGCGAACAGAAATCACATCATCAGGCTTTCCTGTTTTTTGAAAGAGGATGTCCATGGTATACCCATACGTAAAAAGGAATGTTTAAATCCTTTAAAACTCTTCTTCCGTGGAGAAGACCATTTTTTCTTTATCACGTCCTACCCCCGCTTTGGCATATTCTGCTACACGCTTTTCAAAGAAATTGGTTTTACCTTCCAACGAAATGCGTTCCATAAACGGAAAGGGATTGGCAGTTTCATATAATTTTTCATAGCCTAGCTGAACTAACAAACGATCTGCTACAAATTGAATATAGGAGGACATCATCTTGGCATTCATGCCAATCAATGCGCAGGGTAACGATTCAGTAATAAATTCTTTTTCAATCATCACGGCTTCTCGCATAATTTTGTGTGCCTTTGTCTTGGATAGTTTGTGTTTCAACATGCTGTACAATAAACAGGCAAATTGGGTATGCATTCCTTCATCACGGGAAATAAATTCATTGGAAGTCGTGAGTCCTGGCATAACACCGCGTTCCTTGAGCCAGAAGATGGCACAAAAGGCACCGCTGAAGAAGATTCCTTCCACAATGGCAAATGCCATCAAACGGGTTGCAAAATCAGCTTCTTCACTGGAAATCCATTGCATTGCCCATTTTGCTTTTTTCTCCACACAGGGAATTGTTTCAATTGCATTCAATAATCGAGTCTTTTCTGTTGTATCCTTGATATAGGTATCAATCAGTAATGAATACATTTGACCATGGATATTTTCCATAGCAATTTGAAATCCATAGAAACAACGTGCTTCAGGAAGTTGCACTTCTCGCATGAAACGAGAGGCTAAATTTTCATTTACAATTCCGTCAGAGGCTGCAAAGAATGCCAATACATGTGAAATAAAATGCTTTTCATCCTTGGTAAGTTTTTCCCAATGCGGTCCATCTTTGGACAGATCGACTTCGGCAACCGTCCAAAAGGATGCTAATGCATGTTCATACATACTCCAAACATCCTTATGAATAATTGGAAAGATGACAAAGCGTCCTGGATTTTCACGCAAAAGCTCTTCTTCCATATCATAATTTCGTTTGCGGCGAACAATGGGTTCCTCAGGATCTGTATGACTTAATACAGTACTCACATTTGGAATTACAGAACTAGTATCCATGTGAGAGGATGATTCCATGATCTATTAAAGAGAGCGACATTTGCCGGGAGGAGATCATTTTTTTCAATCTAAACAGATCTGTCTAAGAACAAGTAAAACATGAGCACACATCTTCTTATAGGATTTACCGCAGGGATATATCTGACCCATGGATCTGTCCCGCAGACACTCCTTGTGTTAAGTGGACTCTCTGGCTTCTATGAATTTATGTTCTCCTATCCGTATTATTATCTGCTAATGTATATAACTCTAGGAAGCATGGGATCGTATCATTTGCTAAAGACGATTGATACAACTCTAAAAAAGAAGAATGATATCGGCAATGAGGAAGAGGAGGATCAGCAAGAGGAGCAGGAGGATCAGCAAGAGGAGGAACAGGAAGAGGAGGAACAGGAAGAGGAGGAACAGGAAGAGGAGCAGGAACAGGAAGAGGAGGAACAGGAAGAGGTGCAGGAAGAGGAGCAGCAAGAGGAGCAGGAAGAGGTGCAGGAAACGGATGAGAGAACAGATACAACTGCAGAAGTAGTTGCTCCTGTTGAATCAGTTGCATATACAGAACTATTAACTCCTCCTACAGAACCATTAACTCCTCCTACCGAATCAGAGGATATGGATCTAGATACACCCCCTGTACGTCCTCCCAGTCCCCAGGAAGAACAGGATACTGCAATCTATACCCCCCTATTTCAAGTTATAAATGCATAAAATTGATCATTCATAGTAGGATTATGTATACTATTATGAATTAATATGCAATTATATTTACCAGGAGATGTTATGACACTGGTTGTAAAATATTTGGATGAACGAGATTACGCTCGCTTAGCACAAGTGAATAAAGCTTGGAATGGATGGGTATATCGAAACTCTATTTGGGGAATTCACCGATGGAAATTCAAATCAGGATTTATACCTCCGTTATTTCAAAGTCCCAAAGGAGGATTTCATCTTGGATCTAAGCAAAAAACCTGTTTCTTTCATTGGTTACACAATCAACAAATGAGTTTATGCAAACCCGTTCAAATGTATTATTTGGATTGGAAAAAACTGGGATCTCCGTGTGAATACATGGAGCATCATCGATTTGAAGATGCATTGATTGCTCCCAGTATATATACAAGTCTTGAAAAAGAAGATCAATATTATGTGTTTCATCGGTTTGCAGACTATGCCATTACAAGTACAACGAATCGATATACACAATATTTAAAACTTTTGTTACGAGAATTTCATGATATTCAATTGAATTTACGACATGGTCGCATTCCATTTACACTTGGATTTACAGATTCTGGAATTGTGAGACAAATGCAAGAGGCATCTCATGATATTGTAAAAAAATATAATGAAGAAGCAGTTGGATTTGTAGATTATTATATAGATCGATTACGAGGATCCATTGGTGCACTCCGTGTACGCGGTCAGACAGTGTGGGATATGAATGAAGCTGCCTTTCAGAAAGATCCTTACAAAGTATGGGATTCGATCGCCTTTTCCTGGATATCTACTGGTATGATTACTGAAGATTAAACAAAGATACGCGTAGCTAGTTCAAAAAACTTAATGATTGAGCAAGGCTCATCTGAAATCTTGAATACTTTCTGTAAAAAAGGTGTTGGTGTGATTATTCCCATTGCATCTACACATTTTTTATCAATGATGTAGGAGGTTAAGAGCTGTTGATACTCTGAAAGAGTATAGCTTTTTTGAAGAGAAATTCCCTCTTTTTTAAATTGTTTTAATATGGTTGGACGAACCAAAAAAGATTTCAAACAAAAGGTTCCGCCTTCCAAATAGTCTGGATCTGCCAAGGGTACAAGTAAGGATTGAGTAATTAATGTATCAATGTAGGAGGTATCGCATGCTTGTAAGGCTTGGACTACTTTTTCCAATTCAATCCCTATATCAAGGGTGACACCTTCTGTATCAGTTTCTGTTTCTGTCTCAGACGAGTCCATCTCTACTCTTTTCTATTAGATTTCGGTTTAGTACCCTTATGGAACTGATGAAGCACCCAGGAGATAGGAGTATCAAGATCGGCAGTCCAAAACCAGGCTCCATCTCCTACAGTAGGGGCATCACTTATCACAGGAAGTTCTGGTTTAACAGCCATCCACCAATGGGTAGGAAGCAAAACTGCTTGTCCTGGACGAAGCCGCATTTCCATAAACTTGACATCCACGATCCAGGGCACTTCAGCGGTTGTTAAGGTCCAAGGATTCTTTCCTTCTAATTTCATGCCAGATGGAATGGCTCCTTCATGGGCTAACCAGAGGCGTAATGGAGTTCCATCAGTAGCAACAATCCATTTACAATCACTGCGCACTTGTTGGAGGGGGAGACACGCTGTTTCTGTGGGAGGCAACAAATGAACGGAACAGGAAGATGTGGGGAGCCAGGTCCAGCGGTATAATCCTGCCGATCGCCAATCATTCACCATTTCTCCAATTCCTGCACTTGTGGCTAACCGTTCTCCATTTTCGATCGTACGAGTCTCCACTTGGGCAAGCGATGTTGAAATCCAATCGGCACAGGTACTGCGGACTCGTCCTTGCTTATTTTGTAATAGGACTGGCCAAGAACGTCGGGCAACTGCCTGCCGACGCCAAGATCCTTGCAGTTCCACCGGAATATCTCGGATGACAAGGGGAGCTCGTTCGGATAATAGATTTGCCCAATTAATATCATCGGACCAATCATGTTGGAGGATTTGAAACTCATGGACGGCTCCTCGATAAAATAACACTGCTAATCCAAGTAAAATGACACCTACTAAGATTAGTTCTAACCACATCCCTAGTGTCGACGACGTTTCTTCGTATTCTTATTGGACGCAGAATTCTTTTTAGAATTATTATTATTAGAATTATTATTATTAGAATTAGAATTATTATTATTCTTATTCTTATTCTTATTCTTATTCTTTTTAGTATTGGCGCAATTGGTACCGGGTTTGCAATTCTGCCAAAAGTTTGGCATAAAGACTCGAGTTTGTGCATTTTCAACTTCTTCAGGTGTTAATGATACAGTTGTATTACTAACAGTTTTTCCATTTTCAATATGTTTCACTGTTTTTGTACCGGTTCCATTTTTAATTGTAACATGTTTTTCTTCTCCTTCTTTCTTGCCATTTATTATTTTTTGTTGAATGGTGGTACTTTGAAAAAAGGAATGCATTTCTACTCAGGACGGAGAAATCGGTCCAATTGATTTTTCAAAGTATGTCTGCCAGGACTCCATGGTTTGACCTAAATAGGTCGTATCTGCTGGAGTATGCGTCTTCAACATGTCGAACAAGACTTGCTTCGTTTTAGCAAACTTGTGTGCAAAATGGTACTTGATGAAGAGAAGGAGCGCTGGGTGTTCATCCTCAAGATCTGAGAGACATGTTATATTCAGACATGTTGGATCATATGTCGTTGTACACGTCAGGATCTTGATGAAGCCAGTGCAGTAATCTGTGTCTCCTTCCATTAACGCGGTCGCCAGTTTACTTAGCAGTGCTTTTCGTTCGAGGGAGGTTAATACTATGGGAGAACTCATTGTATAATTATTATATGATAATTATATAATGAATATTGAATTCAATTTTATAAGATACTCTGCCGCGAAGCGGCAGAGTATCTTATAAATGTTTCAAACGGACTCCCCTTGCGATAAAGCCGCAAGGGGAGGTCCGAATTTAATTTTATTAACGTCTGCGACGGGTGGATCGCTTACGCATGTTGCGACGATTGGTGCGTCGGCGTCTGCCTCCTCCTCCTAGATTATTTTCAGTAATTGCAGCAGTTCGGTTCTCAACCATAATATTTGCATTTTCTGGTTCTGGAATAGCATCCGTACCGCTAATCTCTGCACCATTCAACATAAGTTTTATATCTGGATCTGATGGAAATTGTTTTAGAATTCGAATTGCGTCAAGTATATCTGTCTTTGCAGAATTAGCATCGGCTGCAGAAACACGTAGAGTTGCGGTACCATACTCTGGGGCATTCCCCATTATTATTGCATGTGCCATGTTATATACTGGGGACTGCGATTTTATTCCATAAACACCAATCCTGCCAAGCCTTCTTGAAAGCGAAGCCAATTCTGTGCTATGCTAAAGACCACAACTTCCCATTCACCATCCTCGATTCCACCGGGGGGACGCACAGTCAGTTGCAACCGGACATCCACGCGGTCAACGTCAATGGACCCAGATGGTGCCCATAAATCCGGTCGTGTTCCAAAGGAATATGCATATATATAGTTTCCACTGACACGGATTCCTCCTCGTTCTTTTAATCCACCGCGTTGTCTCCACCACGATTCTTCCTGATCGACCCAGGTAGCCGTTCCTACTTGCAACTTGGCACGAACTAACAAAGGAGCCAACGGATTCCAAATCGGATCTTGCTCATTTGTTAACACAGCACTATAGTTGGTCCAATCATTAAATTCTGAAACGGCTTTTCGACGGATAAACCAAATCAATTGACGTGTTGCACCATTGATTTCTAGCGGAAGTGTAATTTGAATGGTATCCAATCCTTGCACACCAGAGACGTATGTTAGAGGTTCTGAAAAAGTATGGACCGTCACAGGATTCATCAACAACTCTTGCAGCTTGAATTGCACGTCTTTACGATAGGATTGATCAATATTGGCAAAGCCGCACAGCAGTGCTGCTGATTCAAAGGGAGGGATCGTGCTCAGATTGGTAATGGTACGTGTAAAATAGTAGGGACGACTATTGTCAACTACTACAAAGGATTGACCCAGAGGAGATTCATTACATGTAAGAGGAGTCACTACTTTGCGAACAACTTGGGGTAAGGGACGAAGGGTAATATTAAAGCGAATCGGTCGTTCACATGCAATTAAGGGAAACGCACTATTCATCCAGCGTGAAAACCAAAAGGGTAAATAACAGGTAATATACCAGTCTTCAGAGGGATAGAT